GTGGACTGGCAATTTGACCAAACTTTTCACGTGCTTCACCTAGCATTATTTTACAAGTTGCTAGACTATAATCACGCAACCATTGACTGGCGTAGGGATCTTGTAGTAAATTAAAATCCGGACGTAGATTGTGCATCCATACTAATAACTCTTCCCCTGCTCTTGGACGTTGCATAATAGTTAGAAGTTTAGTAGTTTTATTAAATGTAAAATTAATGTCTGTGCCAAACATTTTACCAACCATTTTTTGATAGCTGGCAAAGGCATAATATGTGGCTAATCCGCCCATGTTACTGCTGGCCAACAAATATGTATTGGAATACGCTAGATTAAACGGCTCAAATAAACTACCACCATCTCCGCCGCCCGAGCGTGAACCTATGCTACGGCGAAATAACTGACGTATGCTCATAACTTCTTTGGGCATGACATATTCGTTAGTATCTACAGTTATAGTTAAAAATCCAAAACTTTCTTCAACAGCATTAGTGCTTCTCTGACGAAATTTGTTAAGTGCTCGATCTATAGCAGTATCGTAATGAATAGGGTCTAACTCAATATCAACCATACCACCGCCTAACATGGCGTTTATGTACTCTTTGACTTTTTGTCGTTCTTGATCGTTGTCGTTCATATGATTATTTAGCTACATAAATACACTACCATGCCAGACTTCATTCAAAACAAGTATATCAACCGGTATCAAGGAGAATTAAAATTCCACGCCTAAGTTTATACCGTCCAGAAAAAGGTAACGATTTTCGTTTCCTAGATCGCACCATTAACGAAGAATTCCAAGTTGGTGGTACTGACGTTTTTATACACAAATATTTAGGGCCTGTTTCTCCAGGGGAAGGCGAAAGTACTCCTACAACTCCTAATACTAGTGGGTATGCCATCCCTGAATTAGGCATACAAGACGTACTATTATTGGAAAATCGTGATCGCCACTATGACCAAGACGTGTATGTGGTCCGTGGCATACATCAAATGCAAGATTTAGATTTTAATCTAAGTCAATTTGGCCTATTCTTAAACAATGATAATATTATGATGTATTTTCATCTAAGATCTAATGTAGAAACATTGGGCCGTAAAATTATGAGCGGTGACGTTATTGAATTACCTCACTTAAAAGATGAATATGCTCTAGATGACAGTTTAGTAGCATTAAAAAGATTCTATGTTGTGCAAGATGTTACTCGACCTACTGCAGGATTTAGTCAAACTTGGTATCCTCATTTATTACGTGCTAAATGTGTTCCGTTGGTTGACAGTCAAGAGTACAAAGAAATACTTGATGCAGATGCAGGAGACGGAAATTCTCTCAGAGATTTACTCAGTACCTATCAAAAGAATATTGATATTAACAATCAAATAATTGCTCAAGCAGAAGAAGATGCTCCTCAAAGCGGATATGATACAAAGAGTTATTTTGTGATACCTACAAGAGAAAATGGTCTTGTCGACATTGCTGATATTACTTCAACAGATATAGATGCGTCAACAGAGCAGGCAATAACAGATGCTAGTGTAGTGCTTCGTAGTCCTAAAAAAGATTTCTATGTTGGATACTTGACCGGCGATGGCGTTCCTCCAAATGGTGCTCCTTATGATTTTGGTATATCATTCCCTGCAAATCCGGCTACGGGATCATTTTACCTACGCACAGATTACATGCCAAATGCTTTATACCGATACAATGGTAAACTATGGATACGGTACGAAGACAATGTTCGTATGACTATGAACAATTTTGGTAATCAGGATGTTGCCAGCGGACCATTTGAAGAGAAAGCCGTGAGGAAAACACAAAAAGGTACATTTATTAATAATACTAATACTGCTACTATTGCAGGACAGGTGGTTCCAGAACGACAGTCGTTGAGTAAAGCACTCAAACCCAAGGCGGATAATTAATATGGCTGATCATTTTTACGACGGTCAATTGCGCCGATATATAACACAGTTTATTCGTGTAATGAGTAACTTCAGTTACAAGGATGGTAAAGGAAATGTTATACAGGTGCCAACACGATACGGCGACATGAATCGTCAGGTAGCACAGATATTGAATAAAAATTCAGAAAATGTCATGCCAAGTGCCCCATTCATCAGTTGCTATATTAAAGATATAAAGTTTGATCGTCCTAGACTTCAAGATCCAACCTTTGTCAGTAAGATTAATATTAGAGAAAGAGCGTTCGATGAGAACAACCAAGAATACTTAAATGAACAAGGAGCTAACTATACCGTTGAACGTATTATGCCAACTCCTTATGTGGTAACCTTTGCCGCAGACATATGGACTAGTAACAGTGAACAGAAGTTTCAACTGTTTGAACAGATTGCATCAATTTTTAATCCTAGTTTAGATTTACAAACTACAAGCAATTATATTGACTGGACCAGTCTTAGTGTATTAGAACTTACAGATTCAGGTGTATGGAGTAGCCGTCAAATTCCACAAGGATTAGAACAAGATATTGATATAATGAATATGATTTTTACTGCGCCTATTTGGATCACTCCACCGGCTAAGGTTAAGAAATTAGGTATTATTACAAAAATTATCAACAATGTGTTTGCTCTAAATAATGGTACTGTTGTTTCTGATTATCAAAATCTTGATGCTGTTACTAATTTTGGTAGTACTCCAGAAAAAACTGTTGTGACCCCGGGTAATTTTGATTTACTAGTGTTAGACAAAGTTGCTACATTAATTAATTATTCATTCAATCAGTTAGATGATAACGTAGATGTTACTGACCCAGATAATATTAGCTCATGGCGTACACTATTAGATTTATATCCTAATAAGTTTATAGCAGATTTAAGCCAGTTAAGATTAACTCCGCCAGTGGGTCCCGAGATCATAGCAACTATGAGTTTAGATCCTAATGACGAAAGTCGTATGTTATTAAAATTTGATACAGATACCATACCAGGTAACACCTTGATCGATTCTAACGGATTACGTGATACTGATCTAGGATTTGATTCTGGCTCAGGAAGAGGTACTGTTAATGCCATTGTAAATCCTGAAACATTTAATCCTCAGAGTCCGTCTGTTGGCATTAGATATATTATTCTAGAAAATGTTAACATAGTATCTGAATATAATGATCCAGAATACAACGGACCCAACGCTTGGAAAAATTCTGATCAATCAGATCCGCAACTATATGCCAATAATATCGTAGAATGGTCTGGCACTGAGTGGATCACTGTATTCAATTCTACTACAGCCACAGAGATAACCTATATAACTAATATATATACAGGGGTACAATACAAGTGGGATCCAGACCAACAACAATGGAGCAAAAGCTTCGAGGGAATATACGATCGGGCGGCCTGGCGTCTAGTTCTATAAATCAAATAGTGTGTAGTGGTGGTACATTTCTAGCTAAAGATACTAAAAGATTTTTATTGTTACTGCGTACACAGGGAAAAACTGCAGGAACTTGGGGTCTAGTTGGTGGTAAGAAAGAACCCAGCGATGCTACTCCAGTTGATATCCTACGCAGAGAAATTGCAGAAGAAGTTGGAGAAACTCCTACTATAGAAAAAATAGTTCCCTTAGAATTGTTTACCAGCAGTGATGAAAATTTTCAATACAATACTTATGTATTAATTGTAGAAAAAGAATTTATTCCAACACTAAATGGAGAACATGCAGGCTATGCCTGGTGTGATTTTGATTCTTGGCCTAAACCCTTGCATCAGGGTGTAAAAAATAGTTTTAATAATAAAGTTGTTAGAGCTAAATTAGAACTGTTGTTAGATTTACTTTGATTCTAACGCTGTTAATCGTTCTGTCAATGATTCTATTAATGCTTGTTGTTCTTGAATACACTTCATCAACGCATATTGCAAATCTGTTTGATAGATTGATAAACGCATTTTAGGTTCTTCTTTAGTTCCCTTATTGCTTTCCATTACCAACTCTGGTGCAACAGCTTGCACATCTTGAGCAACAACACCTAAAGTCAAACCACCATCTTCTTCAAGATTTTGGTCAATGTAGTTGAATGTTTGAATTGGAATGGCGCAGATTACATCAAGGTATGACTTGGCTGGCGCAAAGTTTGTTTTCTCTCTGCGGTCAGACAAGTTGACATTGTTTCCGCTGTAGTTCGAAATACCACCATTAGACATAACCGAAAAACGAAGTGTACCATCATGGCAATAAATAAATTCATTGGAACTGTTATTAGGTGCTGCTCCTGAATATTTGATATAAGTACCAAATGGGCTGGCATTGGAATTTTGCATAGTAGTTACAAAATCTGCCACATTGTAACCAATTGCTAATCTACTTGTTGCAGATGGAAACTGACTTGTAGTACCAAGTAATAAATTACCACTAGCATTTAGTGTCATTGCTTGGGTAAAAGTTATTGCGTTTCCTGCTGTGCCTGAAGGTGCTGTATACCAAGAATGAACGCTTGATGCTTGAGTATATTTAGATGCAAAATCTGTAGAAATATATTTCCAACCACTATTGTAAAAGGCATTTTTAGTTAAATGGTTTGTGCCAGCATTGTCATCATTTAATATTGTTTGATTTATTTGTAAATTCTTTCCAAATTCATTTGCACTAGGAGTAACTCCAAGACCTAGGTTGCCTGATGCGTTAAGAATTAAATCAGCAGTTGCAGATGTGCCTTGAAAAAATCTATGTAAACCACTGGCTTCTGTGCGATATTCATTTGAACCAGTACCAGCGTTATGACTTACTGAGCCGTAATAAGTAGCGTTATCACTAAAAACAATTTGTTTGTTTACGTCAGCGGTGTTTATGACTGTGAGTTTTGCAATAGTACTACTAACGCCTATACCTACATTACCACCAACAGGGTTTAACAATAATGGGTATTGATTTGCCATACCACTTGCGCCGCCATCAGTTGATTGAAGCCATGCTCCTGTACCTCCTGCTTTAATACCTATATCTAACACCCCATTATCAGTTGTGTTTGATAAACGAGTAATACCATTTTGAGTGCTACCACTTGTTGCAGGATTTCCTGCCGCCCCATTTACTGTTAATTTTTGTGGTGGACTACTAGTACCTATGCCCGCATTTCCACTAACAGTAATGCTGTCAAAAGAAGAAGATTTAGCAACACTGTTGACTGCATCAACCCACTGACTACTGTCGCCATCATTATAGTATATAACTAAATTACCAACACTACTGTCCCACCACAATGTTCCAGTCGAAGGACTACTTGGAGCATTGTCACTAATTGTAACAATAGTACCAGTACTACTGCTACCGCTACTACTTGACGAACTTGATCCGCCTGCTACTGTATTAACAGCGTCAACCCATTGACTACTATCGCCATCGTTATAGTATATGGCTAAATTACCAACACTACTATCCCACCACAGTTGCCCGCTTAATGGACTAGTTGGAGCTGAGTCGCTGACTGTTGCCCTACCTGAGCTAAGTAACGTTCCGCTTGAATATATAGCACCAGCATACAATGTTCCGCCAATTCCTACACCACCTGTTATAACCAATGCACCTGTCGTGGTCGAGGTAGACACCGTTGAATTACTAGTTCTAATAATATCGTCAGTTGTAACTACAGTTGTGGTTATTGTAGTATATTCAATTGTTAATTTGCTGGCAACAATGTCACCACCTACATATAAATTGCCACCAATGCCTGCACCACCTGAAACTACAAATGCACCTGTTGTAGTCGAAGTACTTGTGGTAGTATTTGATATAAGAAATGTACTAGTAGTACCAGTAGTTTGCCCGCCAATGATTACTCCGGCAGTTACGTCAACAATACTACCACTAATGTATAAGTTACCACTAAGACCTACTCCTCCACGGACAACTAATGCACCTGTATTAGTTGAAGTTGAGTTTGTTGTACTTTGTATTACTGTATTTCCGCCAATGTACATGTTACCACCAACACCGGCCCCACCCCAGACTTGAAGTGCTCCTGAAAAAGTATTACTACTTTGTGTTATATTTGATATGACAAATGTTGAGGTAGTACCTGTTCCGCCACCACTAGCAGCCGCATAATTTCCTATTGTAGCAGTAGTAATAATTTGTGCACCAGCTATATAAGATGTACTGGCTACATACATACTGCCACCAATGCCAGCACCACCTGTAACTATCAATGCACCTGTTGTAGTTGATGTTGCTTGTGTACTAGTTGTGATAGTTAAATTATTAATAGTACTAGGGAATACATATGAACTTACAGCATCGACCCATTGACTAGTATCGCCGTCATTATAGTATATAGCTAAATTACCAACACTACTATCCCACCATAATTGACCAGAACTTGGACTAGTCGGAGCTGAATCGCTAATACTAACTGGAGATAATGCAGTACCGTTGACTAATAATGTTGTCCCTATTGTTAGAGATCCTCCAATATTAACACTACCGCCAATCCCTGCACCACCTGTGACTATTAATGCACCTGTTGTTGTGCTTGTGCTACTGGAAGTACTGCTTAATATTAAATTAGTTAAGGTTGATCCGGCAGCTACTGTTAAGCCGCCCATGTACATTTGACCACCAACATACAGATTTCCACCAATGCCAGCACCGCCTGCAACTATCAATGCACCTGTTGTAGTTGATGACGCCTGTGTGCTAGTTGTGATAGTTAAGTTATTAACTGTGCTAGGGAATACATAAGCTGATACAGCATCAACCCATTGGCTACTATCGCCATCGTTATAATATATGGCTAAATTACCAACACTGCTGTCCCACCATAAATTGCCTGCTGAAGGACTAGCTGGAGCTGAGTCACTGATAGTAACACTAGTACCACTGCTACTAGCCCCACCCCCGCCTCCAGTGAATACAGTGCCGTTTTGATATAAATTGCCACCAAAATATATGTTTCCCGATACACCAAGGCCTCCAGATACTACCAGTGCACCTGTAGTTGTGCTGGTAGAATTTGCTGTACTGGCAATTGATACTGTTCCTGTTGAGGAATAAAAAAACGAT